GTTACACGTTTAACTAATAGTGGAGCTATACCAGAAACATTTGGTATGGATCTTATAAACAAAACAAACAGCATTGCCGAAGGAATAGCTACACCTTCGCAAAATTTTGCTAACAATTTAATAACAAAAAAATTAGAAGAGTTTACTGGAGATAGTGGAATTTATAGGCTTTCCGCATCAGCTGGTGGAGATGAATATACTCTTGAAGAATTAGGTAAAGTTAATAATGCAGAATTAAAATTAATTGAAGAGACAGATAAAATTATACAAAATGGTTTAAAAGAAAACAAAACTGACGGACAAATACAAGAAGATTTATTGGAATATTTTAAAGAAATAACTAATGATGATTTAGGACTTGTTTTACCAGGCGAAGTTGATCTATCAGTAGGCACATCTTTTCGTTCAGTAGATGATTTTAAGAACCAGTATTTTGGCAGAAATTATAAAAGTGGTATTAATAATCAGGAAGCAGAAAGATTAAAAGCAATGTATAACAGCCCACAGCCTATGTTTAGTTTAGAGGTGTTAACAGATTTATATGACGATTACAATAGAACGAATAAAGTAGACCCTGATATTAAAAAGTTAATAAATAAATTAGGCCAAAAAACTGGCATTAATGCAGAAACTTTTTTTAAAAGTGAATTTGCAAAACATGGACTTATAGAGATAGAAGTAAAAGATAGTAAAAAGCTCAATGAGGATTACTCAATGTCTGAAACAAAACCAAAACAACTATCTACACTAGAAAAACTTATGTTTGGTATAGCTTTTGTACCTACATCTTTATTTTTTAGTAGTGCAGCTAATGCAGGAGAACTTAGAAGCGCAGATCCTTATAATTATCAACCAGCAGAAGGAACGCAGACAATATCAGATATGTTAAAGATAAGTTTAACTTCTGATTTTACAGAAGATGAAGCAGTAATTATGGCAGCTATAGGAATGGCAGAATCTAGCGGTAGACCTCTTGCGCACAACACAGAAGGAGATGATAACAGTTATGGATTATTCCAAATAAATATGTTGGATCGACCTGGATTTATGATGGGAGAGGAGCGCAGAGGTCAATTTGGGTTAGACTCAAATGAGCAACTGTTTGATCCATTAGTTAATGGCAAAGCTGCTAAGTTTATCTATGATATGCAAGGCTTTGAAGCATGGACAGTTTACAGAACAGGTGCTTACCTAAAGTATCTGCCAGCAGCACAAGAGGCTCTTAATTCACTTTCTAACTAATCATGCCAATAGAGATTTATAAAGACGAAGAAGGTAACGAAAAGCAGCGTTACGTTCTTCCAGAAAGCGTTAGCGTGAAAGAGGAGACACAGGTTGAAGGACAGCAGCCTACAAATGTTAAACCTGACGATGATAGTGATTTAGGGGATGCAATAGGAAGAACACTTGCTCAAGGTGGCCGTGACTTTGTGCAAAATATTTATGATTCTATTTATGACGAGATAGCTACATATAACCCTACTGACGCATTAACAAACGTAATGTCAGGTGGAAAATTATACGAAAGTATTACAGGTAGAGATTTTCTTACAAACCGACCTAAAAAAGATGAGCCAGGAGTGATAGGTAAAGCATTAAATATGCAACCTACTACTTTCGATAAACCAGACGCACCTTTACCTTTTTATGGCAAACCATTGCCAGAGTTTGCGCAGACAGGAACAGAAAGGTTTTTAGGTCAGATGATTTCATCTATCTCGCAATTTATGCTTATTGCAAAAGGCTTAAAAGCTAGAGGTGTAAAAGTACCGCAAGTGCCTATAGGTGGCAAACTATCTAAG